GGCGACATTGATATCATGATTCGAGGCCGTCAACTCGCACAAGGATCTAACCTTAGATTTAACTTTAAGATAGCTGGCACTAACATTCTTAACTCGCAGGTATCACAGGGTACTTTTTCAGACTTTACCCGGTATACGATGCATATTCAGATATCAAAGATGGCAACCGACAGGCAAATGGTAACTGCTAACTTTAGACAAGGGACTGGAGGTGGTGCGACAGCAGGCTTTAGCAATTTTGCAAGCCTTCACCGGGACGGCTTTACCCACAATGAAGCGACAGGGGATGAGAGTGGGACACTAGCATTATCTCTAGAAGCACAGCAAAGTAATAGTAGCCAAACAGTTACCGTGGATCAATTTACTGTTACACTGATACCTGATCCGGTCTAACCTAAAAGCATATCACCACGCTTAAGGGAATTGAATAAGCGTGTGTAGAATAGTTCTCTTAAGGAGTCTAGTTCTCTGATGAGGCTGGTAAGGTTTCTGACTGTGGACTCATTGATCTTGCCTTCATTTTTTATCTCTTTAAGAAGATCTATGTAAGAATCAATCATGTCTGATTGATTCTTAGTAATTTTATTGATGCTATCTACTTGAACTTCTTTTGTAATTATTTCAGAATTTGACATTTCTAACCTCAAACTTTAATCTTTTATAGTGTTGCACTCTTTGCTTGGAGTGACTCTCTAAGTAAGGAGCACGGTCGTAGAAATCATAAAAATACATAGTATCCTTACCCTCTGCTTTACGAATACCTCTGCCTAGCCCTTGTAGGGTCGGAACTTCTCCCGACAAACCTCTAGCATTAATCATATGAGTAATCTCATCAATGCTAATCCCAGTTTGCATAACATTTGTTCCGATGATTGTAGCAGCTTTATCGTCTTTTACAAACTTATTAATAATATCATATCTACTATCAATATCATCTTTCCCCTCGATAGTGTAGCAATTATCAATTCTCTCTTTTAGATTGTCAATGTGTTGCAAGTTTTTTACAAGAATTAAAATCTTAGAGTTGGGATTTGATTGGTATATTTTTGATACAATTGTCTTAATCTTATCGTTTCGGCTGTCGCAGTTTACTACATATTGATCGTATATGTCAATGTAAGACAAATCATCTTTTACCGCCTGCTCTAGAGATAAGGGATTGTTATCTACAATCTGTATGATTGGCTTTGCTAAAGCTCCATCTTTTATTAAGTCCTCGGCTGAACGAGTAGTATACACCGGACCAAAGGCACCCTCTAGGACCATTCTGGCGTTGATATCTTTTGAACCCTCCCTAGGGGGTGTAGCAGTGAATGCGAGCCTGTAGGACGCATTAGGGAAGCTCTCAATGGCTGCTATGGTAGTCTCCCCTTTGCAGAACTGATGAGCTTCATCTACCATGAGGATTTCTGAATCCTCCAGGTGAGTGTCCATTATTTTATCGATACTTTGGACAGTAGATAACATTACCCTGCCATACACATACCCTTCACCAGAGTTGTAACCTAATTCTTTTATGCCACATTTTTTAAAAAATTCGTAAGTTTGATTCAAGATACCTTTTTCTCTGAAGAGTACAACTGCCTTAGGTGAATCACCCCACTGAAGTGCTGCTAAGCATCCTGCCATTATTAAAGTCTTGCCTGATCCTGTGGGGCTGTCTACTATGGCTCTTCTATATTTTAAGCATCGGTATATCGCTTTTTCTTGATAGTCTCGATACTCAAAATTTCCCACCTCAGGTAAAAAGAATTCTTCTTCTTCTGGTTTATTCTGCCATTCAATATCCTTGACCCCAATACTTTCAAGATCTTTATGCAGCCTTTGTAAAAGACCAGTTCTAAACTTTCCGTTAGACCCAAAGTATCTTTTCTTCCCGTCCCACCTTCTTTTTTTATATGCTTGAGAATATTCATGCCCAGGCACTGAGAAAGAATACTTCTCCCTTAGAGCCGATATTATCTTAGGATTATCTGTCTCTAGGGTGGACGTTAAGTTACCTACTACTATTTTCATATACTATAATAGTTTATCTGAATAAAGCAGGATTTTATGAGTGGTATTAGAAAAATAGAGGGGAGAGACGGGGCTTCCTATGAGGAAATGTTAAATAAGATGTTTGAGGGGACCGACTCGCCTCAATCGCAATCTGTTGATCTGCCTTCAATGAGTAGATTTTACAAGAGTTCTGGGGAGGTAGTGGTATCTCCTTTGACCTTTGAAGAAGAAGAAAGGATACTAAGCTCTAAGGGTAAAGGCACTGATATAATTAATCTTATCTTAGACAAGTGCGTAAAGGGCGTCAATATAGATGAACTTCTTCAAATGGATAAGCTCTTCTTGCTCATGAAGGTCAGGGAGGTGTCATACGGTACTGCCTATAAGTTTAATTTAGCCTGCCCCTCTTGTGGTGATGAAATTAGAACTGAGATAGATGTATCCAAGGATCTTAACATAAACTACGTCCCTGAGGGTCTTGAAGACCCCAGAAAAGTAATGTTACCTGCGCTAGGAGTTGAGGCTGTAGTAAGATTTCCTAGAAACCGAGAGGAAGGCTATCTTTCGGATCCGGGCTCCATATCAAGAAATTTATATAGGTTTGTAATATCTGTGAACGGAGTGTCGGACCCTGTTTTTGTATCTAAAGCCATCAAGAGAATGAACATTGTTGATGTGAAGACCATAGTGAGCGAGATAAATAAGGGGGAATTTGGGTTAGACCCTCGCTTTACTTTTGAGTGTCCGTCTTGTGGTCACAACACAATGATGGAAGTACCCTTAGATGCATCTTTTTTTTCAGTGACCTAATAGACTCTTTAACGTTTGAGGAGTTAATGCGTCAGGCCTACATATTAGTAAGCAAGAATGGGTTTGCTTACTCAGATGTTAAGAAGATGACCTCAAATGAGAGGGTTACCTTCATAACCATGTATATTGATGAGATTAAGCAACAGAAAGATGAGGCTTCTTTAAATGAGAATTAACGATCAGAAGGTAGACACGAGACATGAAAGACCCACTGTTCTAGGTCCAACTGCACTTTTATTATACTTCATAAATGATGGGCAATATGTAGACCCTCAAGCAATTAGTGGAGTCTCTATATTTGCTGCATCTGATAATCAGTCTCCAAGCTCAGTTATAAACTCTGACGGAGAAATAAGATCTGATGTGACGGGTAGCGTCCTCATGCATTTTTCTAACAGTGCGGCAATAACCACCAATTCGGCCTTTGACGCAAGTAATTACACTCCTGCTGTAGTTGGT